TTATGTGAATAACGCATCTAAATACGACACATCGTACTCGACGACGAACTCAATCTCTTCGGCTGGTGTCGGCGGTGTAACGAACAGGTGAAACTTCACTTTCCCGGCTAAGAGATCGGTCGTTGGGTTCTCTTCTTGTCGAAACTCTACGCGACCGCCAAGCAGAGCGCCGATAGCTGTCAACCCGTTTAGCCATACGTTTACACTGTCAACGAACTGATCGATCAGCCTTGGGTTTGTTGGGTCGTCCACATTGCCCCAGAATGACAAGATTAAAGAGTTTTCGATCCAATTAAACATCCGACGAACAGGGATAAACGAATCTTTCACATCGGTATTGGACGGGTATGCACTCGTCCGATTGCCCCATAGCTTCCATCCGCCGATAAAATTCAGTGCCGTCACGATGCCATTCGCGTTGAGGTACGCTGCCTGGTCTTGACCAAGTGACACTTCTTGCCCGTTGGCCACCAAAGTATCCATAACAAGCGATTTATTCGACGGCGATACAAACGGGATGCCACCGTTCGCTTCATCTACTTGGGCAGCCACAGCCGCTGCATGAGACGACATACTATACACTTTATTTCCAAGTCTTACGTCCCCCCAGAACACATCCATATACTCGTCAATCAGAGAGTTTATGTTTTTATGCTCGACCGCCTTGGTATATGTGCTAGCCGTTGCCGTATCTAAATCCACATACGCCCGAGCCTTGAACACACCGTTAATGCTCTTGACTTTCGCGCGCATTACAGCAGCGATCGATGTCTTCTTGCTGTACTTAGGCACAACTAAGATACACGGGGTGAGCTGGAGAGTCGGGAATACAGAGTTCAACAACTCCAAACCAGTCGTTTTTCCTGTCGTCGCATCATACCCGCCGATAATATCACCGTCGGTCACTTTTGTTGGGTCCAGATATGAGTATGAGACTTGGAGAGATGTGACCGACGATGTAATCTGTCCGCCTTCCACAGCCGCGATGATAACTCGTCCTTGACTGTTGAACGATGCTGTGTAGTCTACCCCTTTTGTCAATGTAGTGCCGCTTGATGTTTTGACTACGAGCGTAGACAACAGGACGCCTTCTTGATTGATGGTCGCTTGCTTGTTTTGTACGTTAATTGGCTGGTTTGTTACGTCTGTCTTGTGCTTCGTCGGATCGAGAACGTTGATGAAAACGACCGGAGATACGTTATACAACCGAAAATGAGTGTCCATCACTTCACAGAGAGTGAAGCTTGAAAAACTATCGCTATACCCTAGTTTTTGCGCCGCTTCGCCAAATGTGAAGGCTACGACAGGTTTGTTTACAGGCATCTCTGCCGTTAAATTGATCGGCGCTGTTCCGACGGCTACCGTCAAGGCGGATAATGCCTGCACCGGAGATTTCACACTCGTCGAAACCTCCGAGGTGCTAATTCCATGTTTATACGCCATCTGCAATTACCCCTTTCTAAAGAAATCAATCGTCTCCCGGTAAAAGACCGATTCGGCAGAAGCCGGATTTTTCAAGTTATTTTCAGCTAGCGTTAACCGATCTGGCGGAACAAACAACTGCTTAAACGATGGGCACGCGTCACAATACCCTAGCAGATGCGCCGGGATGCCGTTTGAAAAAATCGTATATCTCGTCAACAATCCCCCTGGTAGCGATGGTCCGATGTAAACCAACGGTTGCATATCTTCCGTGTTGTCTGCCGTCGCTACAATTTCTTTTTCCGCTTCTTTTTTCTTAGACATACATTATCCCTCCCTCGCTTTGTACAGTAGGCATCATATACTCTGCGGTGATGTACCCGACCCACTCTGGAGCGTACTGCTCCTCAGGAATGTCAATAGACAATCCTTCTTCGTTGAGTTGATATGCCCCAAACACCTGTTGTCTCAGCATCTCGTTCCGGATGCGAGTCAACACATTCAGCACATCTCTAAATCCTACTTGCGGGTCATCACACACCGTTCCAGCAATGATGTGTATTTGTGTCCGGTTAACCCTGTCTTTAATCCGCTCACCCACATACCGAACGATGACATGAGGGAAATCAGGCACGTCCTGATCTTCTTTTCTCTTTTTCGGAGGCAAGAACTGTTGACGCACCTCTGGTGCCTTTCGAACCCCTTGGTGAGTGGTCTGCAAGTTATACTGTGACACCCACTGCTCGATCCTCTCCGTCAGAGCATCCACCAATCCTACACTCGTCATGAGATAAGACATTTAAAACTCCTCCAGAACACGGATGATTTCATGCTCCAAACGTTCTTCCAGTTTTTCTTGCGCCTTTTCTTCCACCCATTGAGAAACATTTCGACTGCCAATCATCTGAGGAACAGAAGGGCCGTACAACTGCCGGATGGGCAATCTAGGATTTCCAACGCGTTGAAAAACGCCGATATAACCTGATGATCTCATCTTGGCTGTAAACGCACGCGCAATCGGGCCACCCTCTCCTCTTTTGACTGTAGCTGTTAATGGCTTTTTTCGTTTCGGCTGCGGTTTTTTAGGGGATACCTTAAATTTAATAAGAGGGATCACTGACCCTCTTGAAACAACCGTTGCCGATAAATCAGACTCGCTCGCCGGATAGATTTTAATCGTATTGATGACATCACCGTGTTTGATGATGTATTCTTCTCTGACTTTTCTTGCCGCTTCTGTTCGCGCAGTGTAAGCCGCCCGATTGATTGCTCGCGAGGCCGCTCTAGGGATTTTTTCAGGCGTTTCCGACAGCGCCGCTTCCAACCGTTCCATGTGTTCGATTTTCAATTCAATCATACAGATCACCCTTCATTCGCCGTCACCGTAATTTTCAACACTCCGGCGTCTTCAGAAACTGCTGAAACATAATAATCCTCACCATCGACGTAGATTTTCTGACCGATCACCGGCTTAGCGTAGTCTGACGAGCGTACGTAAATGGTTAGCGCTGCACGATAAATTCCATCCGTGATACGATACAAGTCAACCGGATCACGCGGGCGTTCATCGAATTGGTCCGAATCAATGATCGCCAGCACTTGCTGACCATCAATGTCGTGAGAGTCGGCAAATTCATCGATATTGAAGAACGCTGACAAATCTCTTTCAGCGTAGGTTTTGAAGTTACTCATGACCACCCTCTAACCTCGCATCGATCATCTCAATGACTTGCTGGCGCTCCGGCAGCTCCTCGAAATGATAACCAAGTTTTTCAGCGAAAAACACCAGCGAATGGTCATCAAACGCCTCGATATCCACACCGTTTTTCTGCGCATCATCAAAGAGGATGTCACAGATTTCCGCGTTTTTCATCTTTTGATCCACATCAACACCGACTTTTTTTGCGTATGAAAATAATTCAGTGCGCTTCATGGCGTGCAGCGTGGCCTTGAACGCCGCCATCCCGTCGGCCTCTTGCTCCTTTGACTCCACGCCCGGCGCCGTAGGAATAATCTCTATCGCTTTTAATTGCAGCAATTCCTTTGCTGCATCAGCAGAAAGCCCGGTGATCGTCTCACCAGGCTCATAAATCGTATGGTTATGTTTCACTCGCCAAATCGCCCGATACATGCGATGCGCCTCCTTACAGCACCGTTGCGACATAGATGCTGTCAATGTGTTGCGGAACAGGCAATGGCCGCGAAATCAACTGTACCCAGCGCGTTGACGGGTCTTTTTCTACCCACGAACGAGGAATACGTGGCAAATCCAACGTGCCCATCTCCATATCGATATACGCTCCATAAAGCATATCGAACCGCGCTCGGCTGCTGGCGATAGCCACTGTCTTCTCGGGCACCATCGGCTTTTCTGCACCATCGTCATCGATATACCACTCGTCGTATGAGTAGATATTGAGTCCGAGCTCGGCGATGCGGCCAATGTATGTCGCTCCGTTAGGCAGTGCTTGCGGGTCGATCTGCCCAGTTTCTACCAAACGCAGATCGAGCATTTTTTGCACTTGCTGGTTTCTGAGAAACTCATCCACGACCTCACTCGAGAAGATCGCGATGTCCGGAGTAATCCCTGACGCCTTAATGACTTGCAATCGCCAGCGTTTCAGGTCGGCGAGTGGGTCGGCCGTCGACTCGTTCCACCTCGCTCCCGACGCAAGAGCCTCACGGTTAGTTAAGCCGAAGTCAATGATTTCGTCGACGCCGTCACCTTTGATGTGAATCTGACCCGTAAACAACGCTTGGGCGCACATCCATTCCTCGCGACGAGTGATCATATCGTCTAATTCAGCTAAATCCCGCCCTAATTGTTCAGCTGCGCGTTCGTCCGGAGAAACCCCAGAGTATAACGCCTCGCCTGCCAGGCGCTTTTGCAAATGCTCCGCCGTCGTCGGCATCTTCGGATTGATCAACGGTGCTTTATACGTATTCGTTCGGTACCCTTCACGCTCTACCACTTTCCCCGAACGACGCGGATGGACGAACGGAGCCATGCGACGTCGCCCTTTTACAATGTCGACATCCACGTACTCTGTATCAAACGTGCGTTGATTGCTGAAAAACGTATCCTTGAGGAACGTTTTCGGTGGTTTCATCTGACGAACCGCCTCAAGCATGGTGCGAGTGCTGTACAAATCAATTGGCATTCTTCACTACCTCCTTATCGTACAGTCGACTTGATGAAAATACCGACGGCGCGCGCAGACGCTTTATGGTCCGCAACCGTATCGCCGGCAGCGACTGTCAAAGCATTTTCGTTGAATTCGCCGGTCAAATAAACCGGAGCCTGTACATCTCCGTTTGTCGTATCCACATTTTCAGCTAGGACTGCGTATACCTTCTCACTGCCGTCCGTCGCCGCCTTCGATACGACTTTCGCTAAACCAGTCGCCGTCACTACTCCCAACAGCGTGCCGCGTGCTAATACGCCTTGTCCTGCCGCTACCGTCACAGTATCATCCACCTTCGGCATGACGTGTCCGGCAAACAGGTTGTCCGGGATGTAAACTTCACTCATTACTTAACACCTCTTTTCTGATTTGCTACTCGTACCATTGTGCTGATGACCCTGTCTTTCTCATCATCCTTAACTTGCGCCGCAGACTGATAATCGAGTTGGTTGACCGGCGCCGCATCTTGAATGGCTGCTGTCAAACGATTGACTCCTGACGACTTCAATACGTTGACAATTTTGATGGCCACCTGCTCCGCCGTTTCGCCCGTTTCATATCGCGCCTGGTTCAAAATTTCCTCGCAGCCGGGCGCTTCTAGCTCTTGCAAGGCCTTGAATCGTTCTCGCTCCGCTTTTACACCATCGTTATAACCCTCTTGCTTCACAGCGTTGTAAATGTCCGGGTACTGTTTCGCTAAAATTTCTACAGTCAGCTCCACTTGTGGATTCACCTCCTTTCCTGCTGCGTTGCTTGCAGCTGTCGTGTCGAGAATCTTAGGCACGTTTTTAAAGCCCGTCACATCAAACGTCACTCCGTTCATCACCAACATCCCTCCTTTCATGGATGCCGCGACTGATTTTCTCTCATCAATCTCATCGATCAGGCCATATTCCAATGCCTCTTCCGCCGTCAACCATGTCTCGGCATCAAGCAATTCAATGAGTTTGTCGCGATCGATCCCTGATTTATCTTGGTACGCCGCGATAATCGACTCCCGGATTTTGTCCAGATCATCAGCGATTCGCCGGAAATCGTTCGCATTGCCCCAGCCGATAGTCCAAGGATTATGAATCATCATCATGGCGTTGCGAGGCATTACGACCGTATCGCCAGCCATTGCAATGACAGACGCGATGCTGGCTGCCAAACCGTCAATGTACACCGTTACTTTTGCCTGATGGCTTCGCAGCAGGCTGTGAATGGCCTGACCAGCAAACACATCACCTCCGCCGCTATTAATCCGCACCGTCAGCTCTGAAATGTCCCCAAGACTTTTCAGTTCATCAGCAAACTGCTTAGGAGTGACCTCGTCGCCCCACCAACTTTCTTCACTGATCGGTCCGTACAAAAGTAGCTCTGCACTATTCTTCATTTTCGACGCCCGAAACTCCCAAAACTTCTTGGCTTTCTGCGGCATTCGTCAACAAGCCTCCTTCTCGCATCATCTTTTCTTCTTTCATTCTTTGACGGACAATCATTTCAAAGTCTGAACCTGTCAATTCTGTGGCCTCTCTCGCTCTCGTGGAGAAACCTTCCTGGACGCGAATTTTTGCTGCGTTCACTTCTTTGAGAGGATCGATCTGACCTTGCGATGGTCCGTACCACTCAGCGTTTGAATACGCCGCTCGGATAATCGGATCATCAAAAAAGCCAGGAGCGTTAATGCGCCCTCTGGCCACTGCCTCGTATAAAAACTCATTGTATATCGGCTTGCAAAACTTTGAAATCAACCACGACCGACGCATCCGGAACATCTTCCATGCCTCCAACAACGCTGCTCGGCTGGCTGAATATGAGGCCGTAAAGTGTTTAACCAACACTTCATAAGGAATTTCAAGCGCCGCGCCGATTTGACGGGTCATCGACATGACAAAGCTATCAAACGCCGTGTTCGGCCGCGCCGGATTCACTTCTTTTACATCTTCGCCTTCCCCTAGCGCTATGATCGCGCCGTTGCCGAGCTCGTAACTATTTTCATCCGTCACATCAACCTGTTGCTCCAACGGCACTGCCTCGCCAAGTGGCGTCTCTGGCGTCTTTGAGGTGATAAACACAGTGAACATCCCGCTCACCACCGCTGCCATCAGCTCGGCTTCGCTGTATCTAGTCAACTGTTTCAATGACTCAATGACCGGAGCGAGGATTGGTACACCCCTTCGTTGTCCCGGCCGTTCAAACTCCATGAGATGCAGCACGTTTCGCCGACCGGTTCTTTCACCAAAAGCCGGCACCCGCGCCCACTTGTTTTGCATACTTTTGCTGTCCAATGGGTGCTTTTGCGCAATATAGTAGGCAATCGGCGCTCCGAACTGATCCACCTCGATGCCGCCGCGAATATTCGGACTGGTCACTCCCGGCGGATTACACACCCGATCCGCTTCGATTACAGCGATTTTTAGTGCGTACGGGTTCCACGGCCTCTCGATCATCGGCATCGTACAGAAAACATCACCAGACATCAGCATGGACAGAAAAACGAGCGCCTGCATCTCATAAAAATCGAGCATTCGTCCGGCATCGCAGTCCTCGGCCCAAAGCTGAAACTCTCTCTCAACGTGCCGCTCCCACTCATCCGCCTCTTCGTCACTCATTCCTAAAAAATCGGCGTCAATCTGTGGTTTTACACGCAATCCATACCCGACTACGTTGGTCCGCAGCGTTTTTAACGCTCCTGTGGCCAACGGGCCGCCCATATATAGGTCGCGAGAGCGCTGGCGCAACACATCTAGGTTGTCTGTGATGTCATCATCTGGGCTGCCGCCTTTATAGTTCCAACCGATCAGAGACTTTTTCATCCGGCTGGCTCCGTGATTGCCGTACCCCGAGTTCAATACCCTCAATGTCCGCCTCGCTGCTTCGCGCCGAAGTGCACGTTCTGGAGAGACAACTTCGACGACCTTATCAATCATCTTTTGGATCATAGGTCACGCGGTACGACTCTCAGCACACGCGCACCGCTCCCCCTCCCTTTCTCAAGCCGAGTGACTTCATTGCTCCAGAACTGTATGCGCTTTGCGATTTCACCTAAATCGGCTCTAGTCAGTTCTCTCGTACCAATCCTGTATCTCTGGCCTGTTGAAACGGCCAGCTCCGCGTCCATCCATGCTTGTAGATGCTGTCGTGCCTCTTGCAAGGTCCATGCTCCCATCGTCCATGCCCCCTTTCCTTACAGACTGATCCCCTTGCTGATGAGTCGACGGCGTCGCGACTTCATCCCGCTCGTCATCGGGCTATTTTGCTTGAAATAGTCTCTCTTTTTTTGAGATTGCGCGATCATTTCTAGATTCGGATTTAAGATTTCGAGTGCAGCTGTCGCATAGTTCCGGCAGTCAAGAGGCTCGTTTCTTGTGCCAGGGCGCTTGATCCACTCTAGCTTCGGTCGCCCCTTGTGATACCGAATGACCCTTTTTTCTGAGGTAAGACCATCAAAATACCGTTGGTCATACCCCTTTTCCGGTTCAATCGGAAAATGGCAATAGCCGGCCTCGCCCGGAAACTGCACTTTTAGGCGTGACAAAATCAATTCTTTTCCTGCGTCAACGCCGATTGTGAATAACGGAACCCGTCGCCGGTTCGTTCGACTGGCGCGGCTCACGATCGGAATGCCCTCGCCGCCTTGACCCTTAATAGCGAATATTCTTCTGTGCTCACGAGGCTTCACGAAGTCATATACCTCGGTGGTGTAGTGACCTCCCGAGTCGATGCAAGTACAAGCGATGCCAATCGCAACGCCGTCAGCATATTTCCATGTCCGGCTGAGATACTCGTCAAGCTGCTGCCATACAGCCGGTTGTCCCGGGTCACCGTAGATTGCCCGATATTCAATACCCCATGACTCTTTTCCAACACCCCATCCAACCACTTCTATTTCAAGACGGTCATCCTGTACGTCCACGCCGGCTGTCAGAAGCAACACGCCGTCAGGGACTTCACAATTATACCGCTCGCGTCGATTAACAAGGTCATTGGATTCAACGCCATCGCCTTGCTCTTCCCACGTCTCGCCGAGAGTGGTGTTTACCCATGCTTTCAGCCGTTCAGGTCCACCTTTCTTCGCCTCCTTAAATTCAGCGATGATCGTCGACCACCGCTTCCACGGGCTGGCCAGCTCGTTTAAGTGGAATCCTCGGACCTTTCTGTTGTCTGTTTTAGCCACCCATTTACCTTGCCCACCCTTCCATGCGAACTCATCGTGCCGGGCTCCACAATGGATGCACTCCATTGCTACGTCGTCAAACCGGATCTGCGCCCACGTCAACGGCTGATACTTCCCGCAGGTTGGGCAAGGCAAGCACCACTCTTCCTGGCTGCTACCTAAAAAAGCCGCTTCGATGCGGCTTACTCCCTTGATGGTCGGTGTGCTGACATAGACCTTTTTGCGATTGAAAAAGGTGGTCGTTCGTTTTTCCGCGAGTGTCAACGGGTCCCCTTCAGCGCCGGCGCTCGCTGGAAAACGGTCTACCTCGTCGGCCAACAGGATCCGGATTGGTCGGCTGGCCAATCCCGACGGCGAGTTTGCCCCGACCATCGTGATGTGTCCGCCGGGAAACGTCTTGTGCAGAACGGTATTCCCGCTGTCTCGGCTTCGGGCGTCTGCCACTTTCCCTCGAAGCGCTGGTGTATCGCGCAACATCGGAGCAAGACGGTCTTTCGAGAACGCCTGGGCCATCTGCAACGTCGGTTGCATGACCATGATCGGGGCCGGGTCGTAGTCAATATGATACCCGATGATGTTGAGGAGAATCTCCGTTTTCCCGACCTGCGCACTTGTCATGACCACCACCGTTTCCACGGCCGGATCGTTGATGGCATCCATGATCTCACGCTGGTATGGAGCTCGATCCGTTCTCCACTGTCCAGGCTCAGCTGATGACTCCGACGACAAACGGCGGTATAAATCTGCCCATTCGGAGACGGTCAATTCCGGAGGAGGCGCGACCACTTGGGCAATTTCTCTAAATAGCCCCTCGGTGTCATTTTTCCTTCTTTTTACGGCCATCGCGCCGCTTCTCCTTTTCTGTTATGTCCCCGCCAACCTCCTCGCTGCCTTCCTCCGTTTCATCCATGCCTATCGCTAACTTGTCCTTGCTCTGCGCATAAAAGACGTGCGGGTCATACTCGGATAGCTCTTGCAAGGCCTCATATACCTCTTTTTTGATGATGTCCTGCACAACAGCTAAGTCTGTTTGGGCTAACAGGCGAGGGGCCGTTTTGCTCGGTATCGCCAGTACGCGCGCCCGAAACGCCGACAGCATATTATTCATCACGCGTCGGACATCTTCGGATCGATGCAACTCCCCTCGCATAATTTGCAGTTCCAACTCAACCTTTTGGCGGTTTGCTCTTGTGAGAAGGGTTTTTTCTTTCGTGAGGTCGAGCTCTTCCTCAGTTTTTTCGGCCTGTTCTTTGATAAAAGCGATGTACCGCTGGACGGATGCTTTTAGGTCATATTTTCCTCGGCTGATTTTCACCAATGCCTCTTCTTTTTCCAGCTGACGAATACGCCGGTCGCTCAAGCCGAAGATTTCCGCAAGCTCAGAGGTCGATACTTCAATTGTTTTTCCTTTCAACCCCTGTTCTGACAAGAGTTTCACCACCTTTCACGACAATCCGGTCGAACACGGCGGACCGGAAACGGAAATGGACTCCGCCACCCTGTCGCTGGCCGTTTTTCGGGGCTCGCACGACCCGCACCTCAACCAGGCTCTAGAAGGACCCACTCCCCCTGTTACTTTCTCCCTGCTTTAAAGCAATGCCAATTGTACCCCATATACAAAATCAACACCGCGAACACTTCACCTACGGCGAATCCTAGCACAAAATTCATCATTTTCTCCTCACCGCCCCGCGCACTCGCTTGTACGTGTCGCGACGAACGCCCATAATGTCGAGCCAGTCACGCCAGGTCATTTTCTCTTTCTTCCGTTTCGGGTTCTTGTCTTTATCGTCAACATACAGTTTATACATGCTTTTCACCTCAAATGAAAAACGCCACCCAATCGGGTGACGTCAGGTGAAGGGGAATCTCAGGCTTTGGTTCAACCCGCCCTATACTACCATCATATCACCTCCACGACCAAACAGTATGCCAAAAATCTGCCGTTTTTCTGCCACTATTATGTCAACTCCAATCACCAATACTGACTCCCCCGCTTCCTGTTTTTCGTAAACAACCGCTTGGCCAACTCATACATCTCGTCCTTCGGCTTGCTGCGAATGATGTTGGATACATCAACCGTCGTCAGCTTCCGCTTCCCGATCCGGTACCCCTTTTTGTTTAGCTCTTGCACCACCTTTGTGACACTTTCCAGCTGGACGTATAAATAGACGGCTTCGTCTTCCATCGTGACCGGCGTGTAACTTTCGATCTTCTGAATGTATTCTTGCAAGTATTCGATGCGCTTTTTCGCTTCCTCGACTAACACCTGCTTCCCTCCCATCAGTGCACTTCAATTTACAGACTGATGCACTCGCCGAATCGCTCAACCCCTTGATATTTCTGGCTTCAGACTCCTTCTTTTCATGAGTGCACTACACGTTTTTTTATGATGTACTACAGAGCAAAAAAATTAAATTTTGTACTTCAGCATCGCCTTATCCATCGCATCTTGGTTGACGCCAATGTATTTCAACGTAATGTGAGGGCTGGAATGGTTGAACAACTCTTGGAGCATCGCTACATCTTTTGTTTGTTGGTAAAAATGGTAGCCAAACGTCTTTCGGAGCGTGTGCGTTCCCACCTCATCCAGCGACACGTATTCAGCCGCTTCCCGAAGGATGCGATAGGCCGTCGAGCGATCAATAGGACGGTTCCCGCCTTGTCGGCTTCGAAAAGCATATTCACCGTCTTTAAGTGTTTTTGCGTACTCAATCAACTCTTTCCGTATCGCTGGCGGAATACGAATTCGCTTCTCTTTTCTTGTTTTCTTTTCCCTCAACTTCAAATGCGTTTGAAGCAAATCTTCCTTCTTCAATTGCAATAGGTCTGATATTCTCAGTCCTGTGTTGATGCCGAGGACAAACAGGATGTAGTTGCGTTTGCTTCGTTGCAACAAATATTTCTTCATCGCTGCAATCTTTTCCGGATCTCGAATAGGCTGGACAAAATTCATGATGACACCTCCTCGCGGTACACTTCAACTTTCAAAGCGAAGGCAAGCTTGTAAAATGCCCTTGATTTTAGCCGATAATATTTCCGCTCGCTCATGCCAAGCTCAGGATACACTTCATAGTCGTAGACATCTTCAAACGACATATATCGTCGGACAATAATGGCACGCTCCCATTTGCTTAGGCGATTTACTGCACTGGTGATCCGCCGGATATACTCTTCCCGCTCCCGCTCATAATCGACGTTACGGATTGCGATGCTTTCTGTTGAGGAGCGAAACTGATTGGACGATGTAGGCACAAGCGAGTAACACTGCGTGACCCTTGGCATTTCATCCAGCCGAAGCGTCAGCAAGTAGACACGGTATTTCTCCAACGCCGCTTCCACCGCCCTTTTTGTGGCCGCGCGATCAATCTCCGGAAGCATGAACTCTTTCAACGCTCTCCCCTCCTATCGCTGGCGAAATGCGCCGCCTTTGCCTCGCCGATACACCGGACGACAGACGCCCATCAGCTCCTTAATCTCCCGCTCCGTTAGCCGTTCCTTGTCACGTTTTTGCTTCCGTTCTTTTCGGTTCCGTTCCGGACGATAGGCCATGTTATGAGCCTTGATCCATTTTCGCATTTGATCTTGGATGGTGCGCATCTGTTTCCCCTCCTGATTGCAAAAGAAAAGAGGACACCAATCATACAAGGATTGCCTTGTATCATCAGTGTCCTCACGCTCTCGGTCTTGGACATATTTGGTTTTGATTCCATTATATCAGAACAGCTGCCTTTTGTAGCAAGATTCGGAACGTTTCTCGTCCCTTCGGCGTCACGAGTGTCTGCACATCAGCTCGCCCATTTCGTTCCCACTCTTTTAATTCAAATAAGGACGGCACGTATTGAGCATACGGCTTCAACTTTCCTTTTTGGTCTCGATATATATACTTTTTCTCCAGCAGCCAATCGATAAATGCCTTTGGTTTGATTTTCAGTTCCTTGGCCGTATCTCTAAAGTTCGTGAGCAAACGCCGATCAACAAGTGCATCAAAGTAGTCAGCTTTCGGTTGCATCGCCGCGATCTGTTCGTTTTGTTTTCGGACCGTTTCCAACGTGGCACGGAATAACAGTTTCGTCTGTTCGTCCGCGTGTTTTAGATAGGTTTCGACGAATAAGTCGTCATTCGCTACGTAGCCGCCGGTTTTTCTGATTGTCGGAATGACTTCGTGTGTGATCCATCGCTTAAACTGTTTAGCCTCTGATTTGCGACTTCCTAAAATGAGCGTGTATAAACCAGGCTCATTCACAATGAATGTTTCTTGTTTTCTTCCCAGCGAATCGGTGACCGGAATTAAACTCCGCTCATCTTCATCGAGTCTTTGGACTGCTTTTCTTGCATCAGCAATGTCTAGAATTTCACAAACATCTTTTGCCACAAACCAAACTTCATCATCCTTTATAATTGTTCGTACTTGACTGCCGCTGTAAATAAACACTTTTTGCAATTGATTCATCCAAAATCCCTCCCATAAACTACACCACTATCTCTCAAAAATGAAGCAGAATTTACTTTTCCGTGATATTTTTTCTATCCTCTTCACCGACAATGACGATGTCATCCTTCCCCCGAATCCCTACTGCCACTCCGGATCGAAAAACGAGTTTATACGGCGTGATGCCGTTATCATTTTCTTGAATGGTACCGACCAATCCACTGAAAAAACCTTGTTTTTTATAAGCCAATTTACCAATAATCAATTCTTCGTCCACCTTGTCTCCTCCCTAAAATGGAAAATCATCGTCATCATACGGCCACTTGCAGCAAGCTCCCCAGTTTCTCGGGTCGTTGCGCCAGCGTTCCTCCTCAATATCTTGGCATTTTTTCTGAAGAAAATGGAACAGCCGACACAATGTCGAGCTAGCCGGCTGCCCTATCTGACTAATCGCAAAGTCGAGGTATATCCTAAGCTCCAAGGCATCATCATCTGATATTGGTGGCAACATGATCGGCATTTGGATCACTCCAGAAACTCATAAATATTGGTCTGCCCTTCTGGAACGACAAATTCTTTGTTCCTTTACAAGCTTCTCTATACGTATATCTTTAGCACCTGCATTAGAGCAAATTAGCAACGTATTCCGATCGATGTAATAAAACGCATAGTAATAGTCGCTCACAAAATCGTTGACACTGAAAAGAAGAGCCCTATCATACATTCCGCAATAGCGAAGATAGTAACCTTTCTGCATTTTAAAAGACGTTCTAGCCTTTTCGCCTAATTTCTGCACAAAGTCACCGGGATACAGAATGCTATCGCCAAGTTCAGTCGGGATCTCTTTCACTTTGTCCCTGCTCACTTTTGCGTACATTGCCCCGCCCGTAAAGAAAAATCCTTCTTTTTGTTCGTTCTCCTCATTTTCGAGAAAATCAAAAATTGAAAGTTGCTGCACTTGCTGCACGTGCCCCCTCCCCCTTGGCAACAAGTATTCGCACTCTAAAACAACTCGCTTTCCTCATACTTGATCCGTGCTGTCTTGCCTTTCGCTGTTTCGATAATCGTATATCCATGCTCAACTGCTTCTGCTACTTTCGCCTTACCTTGCACCCCATCAACAATAATCACAATCACTTTGCCAGGTACAACGGGATGTGAAACCGTCATGCTATCTATATCAATCTGCAATTCTTGTGCTCTTCTCACTGGGATCCCTCCGCTGTGGTATAATGATATTAAGGTGGTCGGGAGGGATCCCGGCTTTTTTGTTTTATCCAATCACTTTCCATCCACGTCGAATCCTACTTTGCAACTCATACTTACGCAATGGTTCATAAACATAAACAGCATCACGATGTTCCTTGCGATATAAAAGATACCATCTGGCTTTTCGCTTACGACGCTTCATTCAATATTCACATCCGAATTTAGCTTTTCAAGCGTTATTAAGTGCGCATATTTAAACTTCAACACCTCGCAATACACGACGGCATCGATCATTTCCTGCTGCAAGTGTTCCAGCCAGCCGACCAATGTGTAGTCACTTGGATTGACGGTTGTTCCGTATTTTTCAATCCCCTTTTCGGTTTGTATTTCGAGCAATTTTTGCACGTTGCGAAGTATTTGATTCTTGTTTAATTCTTCCATCCAATGCTTTGCATCCATCTCAATACCCACTTTCTTGGCGGTGATGGTTGACTGCGTTTTTACGCATATACGCTGCCTCAACTTCATCCCAAGTAAATTCGAGCATTTCTCCAAGTCCGATGAAAGAACTCCAAATGTCGACATATACCGTGATATCTTCAAGTAAACGTGATGTATATTCAAACAAGTCTATAAACTGTTGAATAGTGGATTTTGCTTTATACGGTTCAATCTGTTCCCATTCTATCGTCCCGATATTTCCGCTCAATCCAATGCTCAAAATGAAATGTAAACAGTCCACATATTCTTCCAACATCCCCTCTTTCGGTTGCCGATTCGTTTTCCAATGCTTAAACCCTTGCCACTCGTTTGCGAGTTCTGCCAACTCCACCTGTAAGGCTAATACTTTATTCGGCAAAAGATTCTGACCATCTAATCCTTTTTCTCGAACAATACGCTCATCCAGTTCCCGCTGCATCTCAAAAAGCTTGGATAAGTCCATTATTTCGCTCCCCTTTTCTTTCTGTTTTGCGGCCAGCGCCAGTCAATGATTCGTCGGTTGTCGTCATCGTAGTATTTGCGCGGACGGTTTCGGTACGCTTCCAGTTCTTCCGGCGTGAGATAGCTGATTTTCACTGGTCCATGCAGTGATTGACGTTGTTTTTTCATGGTCTCTTCCCCCTAATCGTTGTTTCATTTCTTGCCACGCCCGATGCTTATATATTTCCGGGCACTCTTCAAAGCGAATGATGGTCACCAGTTGCTGTACGGTCGCCTTGGACCAATCCATGTGATTGATCACCTCTCACCCGTTCGTATTCACGTTGAATCTCTTCTGTGGTCAGTTTTGAGAGCGCCCGGCCATCGCTAGCAGAAAAGATGCCTTTCCGGCGCAAGTGCTGAATGAGTGCGTATTTCAGCAACATCAAACCGATCACCTCCCACTCGTTTGGAGCTTTGTAAATAGCGCATCCAGGCGTGACACAGTGTAGTCTTTGTTATTGATTTTCACCGTCAGCAAATTGGTTCTTGTGATGCCACAGTGCTCAAGGATATTGAGAAAATCCGCCTCCGAGCATACGCTGGCCGTCAAACCGATCACCGATCCAACCTCATTCCGATACTCCAATCGGATCCATATCGGGTATCCCACGACGATCACCCATCTCTGTATTTTTTCAGACGTTCCTCAAGCTCTCGGCGCGCCTGTTCGACGTCAAAGTCGTCATCCTCCGGTTGGCTATAGTCCATCTTCAGCCAGTCCGGTACGATCTCGGTGCGCACTACTGGAGTCCGCATCTTTCGGCCGCCGTCGGAAACAGTTGAGGCTTTACGTTTCAGTTGTTGCTCCCGAAATGCCAATTGTGCCGCTCTCACCTGGTCAACGGTGCGATAGCCTTTTTCGAACCAGTCACGTAAAATGGTTTCAACGTATTTCCATGTCTTGGCCCCGTTCTCCACCGCGATTTTCAATGCCTCTAAGACCAATTCCTCGGACGTATCATCGACCCAAGAAACGATCTTTTCCCCTATGTAGCTGCCAACAGCGCCAAAGCCGTTCTGTTCAACGAATTGAATAATCTCTCGGAAGGAATGCGCGCGCGCGTCTTCTTCTACTTCTTCTTTTTTCTCTGTAGTAATCTCTGTAGTATTCTCTGGTATTGGTCTGTTCAAATTGAGCGCTTCGTCTGTCCAATTTGAACAGATGGACTGTTCATTTTGACCGGATTGACTGTCGATTTCGTCAGTCGTCTGCTCATTTTGAACAGTCGAAACGTCATTTTGATCAGTCGTCTGTTCATCTTGATTAGACGACGTGAATTCAGCCAATTTGTCGTAATCGATCCGATACCATTTTGTTTTATCGATCCTCGAGCGATTGAAATTCGCCGAGACGATGATCCCGATCTTCTCCAGCTTGGTGATGATCCGACGAATGGTGCTTTCTGACCAGAAGGGAAATTGCTCCCTCCAGTCCTCGTACGTGTTATAGATCCATTTATAGCCGTCATGGACGTTTTCGCTTTTCTCGAGCCAGTAATGCAGCTGCTGAACAACGATGCTTTCGTTCAGTCCGATCGCCACGGCGAGTTGTGGCAAAATAACCAACGGCTGATCATCTAAAAGCAAGGTTGCCATGTCATCCCCTCCCCTTGAAAAAGCTGTTTTGCTATGGCATGATAAAAACTAGAGTTCTGAAATAAAAAACTGAATCCCGTCAACTTTGAACTCGGAGGCCATTTCATCGGCGATCCGCCGGCACTCGGTGACAGTGAGCGCGTAGACGAGTGCTGTTTGGATCGTCTCGAAATGGCCGTTTTCCTTCACGACAAATTCCACTTCAAATAGCATATTCTTCGCCTTGGAAGCATATCGTAGAATGGGAGCTTCCGGCCCTCCTTTCTCAACCAGCATCAGAGATGCCGCCTTTTTGCAACAGTTGTTTCAACTTCTCATAGACGGCTTTTGGTTCTCGATTGAGCCGATTTGCGAGCTCATCAATCGTCAATACCTTGCGATGATGCCAAAGGTAGAACACTTCCTCTGCCGACCACCGTCCCTTTCGCTTTTGTGTGTTCTGCGCCTGTTCCACAACCGGTTCTCTAGGTTGGGGATCGGCCGGAGAATCACCCTCAAGAAGGGCGGCCAGTTGCCGCATCTCCTGGCTGACCGGGCAAACTTGCAAACATACGGTGCTTCGATATTTGATCCGTTCCGGGCATGTGCGGCAATGCGAATCAAGAAGTTCGCAGATTTGCAGCCGGATGTGCCTTTTTTCATGTTTATCAAGCTTATTCACGCATTCCGCTCCTCTCCCAGCTTCACAAAATCAATTTGAATGCCGCGTCGTTGCATATCTCGTATAATGCTCAACAACTGCTGACGCCGGGCTTCTTTTCGTTCAAGTTCTTGCAGCTGTCTGACTAAATACTGCAACTCGGATATTTCAATCGCCATCGTTTCATAGTCGCGGTTTTGCAGCGCTTCCTGTATGTACTCGATGCATCTTGATGCCTTTTGCCGCAAATCCGCCTCTTGGTAAACGATCATATGGATCACCGCCATTCCTCCTTCGTTATGATCTCCAGGCGTCGTCGCAATGACCATACATGTATTGTGGCGCGGCTCCCCTTTCGGATCGTCGCCCGCTCTCGCTCGGCCTGGCCGGCGCTCATGCGCACCGACTGAAGGACAAGCGCTTGCGGGCTGGGGGCACACCCGCCGCCTGTACTCCAGTCGGCAAGCATGAGCTTGCCTTTTGGTTGGCAACATGATATGTTTGGGATAGGGCTGGTTTTTTAGGAAGCAGTGAGCGTTGGGCTTGCTGCTTTTTTCATGTTGACAAGCTTTGCTTTGGCTTCTTGCTCAATGGCTTCCATCAACTCCGGATGACTACGCAACTCAGCGCACACCTCCCGAACTTCCCGCGCTGTCATTAACGAACTGGCTACCCATACCACGTACATTACCACCACTCCTTCCGTGATTTTTCCAATCGTTCATTCATTTGCTTTTTCCACTCGAGCAACGCCCTTCCATATTCGCTGTCGAGCTTTCGTTCGCGAGAAAGCCGCAAAAACTCGCTTGTATACCAGTGAACAGCTTCGAGATCCGTCATTTCCGATAAATTTGGCAGTTGAAACATTGGTTTCTCCCCCTTTGTCATTGTCGGATAAATCCTTTCGCTTGCAGCTTCGCCCGATGCTTTTGCCACATTTTCCACCATGAGAATCCGTAATCCATGCAGATGACCGCGACATATTGCGTCAGCGCCACGATCGCGTCGATCGCCTGCATCATTGCCTCTTCCAAGCGCTGTTTATCAAACTCTCGAATCGACCGCGGATGGTTCGCCACGCAGACACTTTCGATCGCCTCGATGGCTTCCACGAGCTCCTCGCGCGTTTTCATCGTCACGCTCGCCCGGTGAAGGTCAACCGCATCCCCATCGAGCTTCACCGGCCCCCATCCGGTGTATTCCGCCGCCGCCTCGAGGGCCACCCACGGGTTATTATGCTTTTCGGCGAAATATTTCGATATGTTCGGCTGCACTCGGTACCGCCCATTTTCCTGGTGCGATACGGATTCACGAGATTCATAGATTTCAAACGACAGCTGTTGCTGCGTCATCCCTGTTTTCTGCCGCGCCTCTTTCACCGCATCAGCCGCTCTACCGCGTTTCATCCTCCGGGCTCCCCTTTCTACCATCCACCTTTAATTTTTCTGTTACATTATCGATAGAACGGTAGCAATCCAGCACCGCCTCGGCGATTTGCCGCAGGATCGGATTTCCTTTTTGCCATTCTTGCTCAAACCATTGCTTTCGCTCCTCTGGGCTCATGAGTACCAATGGGGAGTGAACGATCACCGTCGTGTTGCCGTATTTGAATTCCTTCATGCCCGCATTCCCCCTTTGTTCATGTTTATGCGGAGCATGAGGGGCATTTGATGACATTCGCTTCACCTCGCATACTGTCTAACCATTGTTTGATAATCGACGGCCGGCGCTGTTTCGTTCAGCCAATCGAGCACCTTGGCGATCTCCAGCGCCGCGTCGTCCTTCGTAAACGTTGGGTCATCCTTCAGCTGCATGATCAGCGAAAGCAGCCGATGTTTCAGCTCAACCATGACCCATTGATCGTGAATGGTGTTCATGCTGTCACCTGCCTTGAAGGATTTTCCTTCCCTCCTGTCGAATGATGCGGTGGGAAGGGGGTGACTAATCAATGTATGAACCTAAGGCAGTTGATCACATCACATCGAACGGCAGACACATTTTAATTTATGATTACTTGGACTACCCTGTTACCATTATGCTGGCCAATGATATTGTTGTCGGTATCAACCCGGAAGCGGATGAGATTTGTCTTATGGTTCCTGACCAGAACAATGTGTATAGGGATATTACTGACATTATCTCTACTAAGCCCACAATGGGAGCAATCGAGCTATTTTTGAAAGCTGATAACCTTTGGGCTGTTGAAAGCTACAAAAATGCCAAGCAGATTGGAAAACAGGTTCTCAACAAATCGTTAACAGAACTTAAGCTTTGTTATTCAAAGCGCTAGTTTTTGCCCAAACTTCTGGGAATAGCTCCTTGTGAAGCAGATCAACAGCTTCTTTGAGGTCTGCTTCACTAAACCCTTCTTGCTTTATCAAGATGTGCAACCGAGCAATGATAACGTATTTATTTAAGTTGGTCATTCTGCTCACCTCCTTTGCGGGCAAGGGGATTTGTGGTTGGCAAGGAGCCATTTCTACTGAACTAGGAGCGATGATAATCATGAGAAAATACTTATGGCACTTGGATTTACGTACCATTCCTTGCGGCTGGGAAGATGTGTATCAAGATGCTTTAGAAAAATGTCCTAACGGGATGCCTTTGCTGATCAATGGGACAAAATTCTTTTATCACCCTGTTAAATACCGGGAAACTTTATTAGACATCTTTTCAACTGCTAAAGAAAAATGTGCCGAACTAATGAAAAACGAGCCTTTAAACCGAAAACAGTTATCTGAGTTATTGGAAAATGACATTATTTTGTTTAATGTGCTTTTTGAATGGTGCCTTGAAGATGTTGAACAACCATTCTTCGATATCAATCGTTTAAAAAACAAACACCATTTCAAAAATGTTTCGATTTACTTTGAAGAAGATGACTCACCCGATGCATTGATTAGGGATTTTTATTATCTTAAGTACTTTAGAGTAAATAACGCGACAGCAAGGTAATGACTCCCTTATATGAAATCGCCGCTCTTTTGTGATGGTTATGGCGAATTTGTCCTTTTAATCGATGCAGCATGCTGTAACTGCATTCAAGCATTTCTGTTAACTCATGCGCCGGAAGAGTGAGAACGAGTTCCTCAAACTTACGGACGAGTTCTTGCTCTTTGTCTGGCACTTTGTCACCTCCTTCACAGACAGTGGGATATGTGGTTGGCAAGGAGCGATGGTGCGTATCATGATGAGCTTGTTTTACGTAACTTTTGGTTGCTTTCAATTTCAAAAAAAATGGTCCAACTTACTCCAAGAACAGGAGCAATTTTTTTAGCTACATCAACCGACGGCCTTCTATCGCCGTTTTCAATCATACTGTAGTACTGTCTTGTGATATTTGCTCCAGACATAGATACAACCTGTTCCTGAGTTAACTGTTTGGCCTCCCTAGCCCTAATTAAAGTATCCCTGAGTTGTTCCTTGGTCACTGCATATCACCACCTCACGCAACCAAAAGTTGCTCATCTAATTCAAATTATACGCAACAAAAAGTTGCTGTCAATACTTTAAATGAAATTTTTTGTTGCTCAACCATTGTTTTTATTTGTAGCAACAATATGTTGCTTTATAATTGTTTATAGATGAGCGAAAAGAGGGATTTTTGATGTTCCCCAACAGACTCAAAATGCTAAGATTGCAAAAAAAGCTGACCCATCAGGATATGGCTGATTTTTTAGGCATCACTAGACAGGGCTACTCAAAATATGAAAACGGCCAAAGTCAACCTGATATCGATACAATTAATAAACTAGCTGAGTTTTTCAACGTCACCACTGACTACCTCCTCGGCCGGACTGACGATCCAACTCCGCCGGAGCAGGATGACATTCCAGAGGAGCTCAAGGATCCCGAGCTGGGGCTGTTCTTCAAGGAATTGGCCGAAGCGCCGGAGGAACGGCGGGAGCAATTACTCAAAATATGGGAGATCCTCAAGAGTGAGGGGGATCGGAAGCCAGGGAAGAAGTGAGAAATTAAAAAAATGAACACAAATTTAACGGCACTAGGGAGAGGGAGAACCAAAGTATGTATTTGGTCTACGTTGATGAAAGCGGAGATACAGGATTAGTTAAAAGTCCTACACGATATTTTATTCTTAGCGCCTTAATTGTACATGAAAGCAACTGGAACAAATTTATTGACGATATTATTGAATTCAGGAAACGTTTAAGAGACAATTACAAATTTAAATTAAGAGAAGAGATACACGCAGCAGAGTTTTTCCAGACGTCCAAAAAATATGATCACCTAAAGAAACATATTAAGTTACAAATATGTAAAAAAACACTGGATTTCCAAGAGTCACTGGATTATATCCAGGTTATGTTCATAGTTATCGACAAGCAAAGCGTATCAGCAGGAACAGATGTCTTCGAAATGGCGTGGAAGTATCTCTTGCAGCGAATCCATAATACATTAAAAAAAGGGAATTTCGATGGTTTGATCAATGAAGAAGATGGATACGAAACAAATTCGAAAGAAAATTTTATACTGATTCCTGATAAGACAGATGATAAAAAACTGAAACAGTTAGCTAGAAAAATGCGCAGATATAACCCCATTCCTAATAAACATGGATATGGGCCTGGGTATAGAAACATGCCACTTAAACTTATGATAGAAGATCCATTTACAAAGGATTCCGCAGATTCTTATATCCATCAGCTAGTTGATGTGAATGCTTACTTTATGAAGCAAAGTCTAGATCCGACCAAATACATAAAAAGTAAAAAAGCTCACAACTTTATTAACAGGCTTAACAAGGTAAGATGTACGCATATTTCCAGCACTAAAGATGGCGTGCTTCTTAAAAGTTAGCTTTCAAAAATAAAAAGGCCCTAAACAGGGCCGGTAGGAGCCTACTCCCGGGTCTGGCCCGGTTTCAGTTCCACTTTCATTATATGACAAATGCATTGACTGTTGCAATCCTTTTTCAAATAATTGAGTAAGAAAGCCGATCGGGCAATGATCAAATCAGCACAGTTAGCAAACGATGTAGCTGTGGGGAACGCGAAGCATATGAGTACTTGTCCCGAAGAGGTGTTTTAAAATATTGGAGATCCTCAAGAGTGAGGGGGATCGGAAGCCAAAGGGGAAATAAAGCTTAGTTCCTTATGATCTTTAGGGGAGAGGAAAATGGGGAAAATGTGATTATCAAGATCGAAGGCGATCAGAAGCGGATAAGGAAACAAAGTGACAAAAAGTTTAATACGAAACCAAATATGGTTAAAATAAAAGTGAAAGAGGGTTAAATATGGAAAAAGGAAACGATTTAAGAATAGCTTTAGAGATGGATAACTTCCGCTCTAACTTCTCAGATTTAGTCCAAGTAGAAACCTCTCCCGAACATGTTTATATAAACTTTTTGGAAAGACTCCCCTTGTCAGGAGAGAATGAACCTAATGCGAAAGTGATTTCGCGAATTGTTGTTTCTTGGCCTCACTTCATCAGAATAGTCAAACTATTTAACAATGTTTTAATGAGTAACAAAAATCTTGCTCAAGATACGTTCATGTCCTTAATGAAAGAGGTCGAGGGAAGCAACGATGTTCGTTCCTAAAAGAAATGATAGTAACCGCCCTTATTTGTGGGTTACTAAAAACCCTCTAGATACTGAAGTAGCGCTTACCGTAGAAACATATGAGAGTCATATCATTGGGGATCATCAAAATGATCAATCCCGGGAGCTAGTACTTCCTCATGTAAAGGGTGTTATTGAGCAACCACGCTTCATATACTGGGATAAAGACTACGAAAAGAACAAAAGAGTGAGGTACACCGATCAAATTTATCTCGAGCAATTTGGAAAAATCCAAAACTTGGTCATAGTAGTTGATACCGATAGATATCCGAATGAAATCGTCACCTGGATGGTAAAGTCTAACACAAAACAGGAAATAATAAAGGGGAAAGGAGGATTAATTTATGACTCGCGCGCCAAAGATAATAAATAATGCGTTAACCAAATATGACAAGAGTCATGACGTTTTGCATATCTTCTTCTTCCCCGAACTCCTTTCTGTAGACGATGAAGAGTTTCCAGGTATAGTTATTAGAAGGGCTGTCAGGGATGACAGAATCACTGGTATAACAATCCTCGACTTCTCCCGTAAGGACGAAGATCTGTTGAATAATCTTTTGCCCGAATTCGATTTTTCTGGACTGCACAAACAAATAATTCAATAATCAAATAGGCCTAACAACGGGCCTTTTCTTTTTCTTGTAATCAAGAACACATGTTCCTATAATAAAAGTGAGGTGATTCCCATGAACTTCTCGTCATACCAGTTCACCCCACTGGAACAATATATTTGTGAATTGTACGAGCATTTGGCGATCAAGAAGCCTCATCAGCTTGACATGATCGACATTGCTGCGAAACTGAACGTCTGGCTTCATTTCGCCGATATCCGAAGCACAGCGATCGAACGGAACGGAGTGTACAGCATCATCGTCGACCGACGCCTAAGTCGTCAGCAACAATGGCAAGAATTTGGCCATGAGCTTGGGCATGTGTTGCGCCATGCAGGCAATCAAATGCTACTCCCGGCTTCACTCGTTCAACTCCAGGAGGCACAGGCGACGAATTTTGCGCTGCACTTTTGCGTGCCGACGTTTATGTTGCTTGAGCTTGAGCTGCCGCATACGGAAAAAGAAATCGTCTATGTATTGAGCGAAACATTTGGCGTGGAGCCGCTGTTCGCCAAACGGCGCTGGGATCGCTTTAAGGAACAATGGGAAAGTTATCGGTTTTACGAAGCGCTTTTCAGTCATATGCAAGTGGCTGAGCCGGTTGCCGCCGCTGTTGGCCACGATGCAGAGAGTGACCTCCACCTGCTTCGCGAGTATACTGCGTCACATGGCGGATCTCTGTTTATTGACGGGGATTTAACGGATGAAGAACAACGAGAAATCATCCGCTATTTACAGCAGATGGACCAAAGGAACAGCTAAAAATCATGAATTATACCGTCACAGAATGGATGAATCACATAAAATCATAACGGCTAGTCCGCATATTTGCCTCTTTTTTTGCATACATGGTGATAGCGAGTTCTATTTCAGGGTAGAGGTGGTTTGATGTATAGACCAAGAAACTTGGATGTTTTTATCTACCTGCGTAAAAGCCGCAAGGACATCGAAGAAGAGAAAAAAGCTGCTGAGTCCGGCGCGTCATACGATACATTGCAACGGCACCGGGATAACTTGCTGGCCGTGGCGCGTAAAGAAGGCCACAATATCCTCGGCATCTTCGAGGAGATTGTGTCCGGCGAGTCCATCGCTGAACGTTCGGAGATCCAGAAGCTTTTGCGGGAGTTGGAGACGGGCATCGCTGATGCGGTGCTTGTCATGGACATTGATCGCCTTGGCCGTGGTGATCTGCTCGATCAAGGCATTTTGGATCGCGCCTTCCGCTACTCCGGAACGAAAATCATCACCCCGACGGAAGTCTATGACCCGGAAAGCGAGACATGGGAGCTCGTTTTCGGAGTGAAGTCCATCGTGTCACGCGAAGAGCTCAAAGTCATTACGAAGCGCCTCCAAGGTGGCCGGCGTGACTCGGCTGCGAAAGGACGCTCCATTTCAAAAAAGCCACCGTACGGCTATCTTCGCGACGAAAATCTCAAGCTATACCCCGATCCGGAAACGTCATGGGTGGTGGTGAAAATCTTTGAGATGATGCGCGACGGACACGGCCGCCAGGCAATCGCCGCTGAACTGGATCGGCTCGGAGTGAAGCCGCCTGATGAAAAGCGCGCTTTCTGGTCTCCATCGACGATTAGCGCTATTATCAAAAATGAGGTGTATCTCGGGCATATCATCTGGGGCAAGGTGAAATACATTAAGCAAAACGGCAAGTATAAACGCAAGAAAATGCCGAGAGAGCGCTGGTATGTCAAAGAGAACGCCCATGAGCCACTTGTATCTAAGGAGCTCTGGGAAGCCGCCAACAAGGCATATCGGAGCCGCTGGCGCCCTTCTACGGTGGAAAGCAAACCGTTAGCCAACCCGCTGGCTGGATTGCTGAAATGCGAAGTCTGTGGCTATACGATGTGGTATCAGCCGCGTAAAGACCGCCCTCATCCGCTTGTGCGTTGCCCAAATCCGAAATGCAAAGGTGTGCAAAAGGGAGCGCTGCTGCCGCTCGTTGAGGAGAAAATCTTGCAATCTCTCGCCGAGTTCGTCGACCAGTTCGAGGTGCAAGAGGATACGTTCGCACGGAAAGAGCAGCGTTCAGTCATCCCGCTAAAGCAAAAGGCCGTTGAGAAAAAAGAAAAAGAGCTCCGAGAGCTCCATAAACAAAAGGACGCCCTGCACGACTTGCTAGAGCGAGGCGTCTATACGATCGAGACGTTCTTGGAACGCCAGCAAACGATCGTCAGCCGGATCAAGAAAACCCAAGAGGAAATCGATCAACTGCGGGAGGAAATCGCCAAGGAGCAGCTGAAAGAAAAGAACATCAACGAGTACATCCCGACAGTCAAGAAGGTGCTCGACGCCTACCGCCTCACAGATGACGTAGAAAAGAAAAATCGCCTTCTCAAGTCGGTGCTTGAGAAAGCGACTTACCTGCGTAAACCTGAGTGGACCAAAAAAGACCAATTTGTGATACAACTTTACCCTAGAATTTAG